AAGGTTTGATGTGTTGATGAAAATTCTAAAAAAAATCTTTGGTATTGATGACGCAAAGGAGTCAGAAAAATTTATGAAGGACTCCGAAAAAGATATGGAGGAAGTTAGGACAACACTTAACAAAGAGGAAAATTGGATTCAGATCTGCCGTAAATCAAAAAAAGATAAAGAGTGTTCCCAAAATGAAGCATATTGATTTTTCTTTTATGACGTATAGTTTAGAGGTTTTTTTGTGCTCATCTTCATTTCTGGTTTTTGCGTTCTGGTTAGTCTATAAATGGATTAAGGAAGGACAGCGACCCAATGAGATGTATTGCTTGTTTACGCTTTTATTTTTAGTAAGGGCGTATTCAGTCACTCTCGGTGCATGGGCCAGATCTTTAAGGGGAGATGAAGACTATTATCAATTTATGTCCGGGGTTATTTGGTACACCCGGAACTTTCCAGAGATTTTAGTCTTAGGAAGAATATCTTGGATAAAATCTAAAGAAATAATATCCTATTTTATTGTTGGTCCAAAAAAGGATTAATCATGTAAAAGAAACACAAATTGATGGTGTTTCATGAAAAGAAAAGTAGCAATAAATTAAATGGCATTTATACATCATAAGTGGGAATCTCATGGGCGTACATATACTGATGATGAAAATTCATCTAAGCGTATGTATTCATCGTATGTTGGGGAGCGTCAAACACCTGATGGATTAGGTAGTTATTTTCCTTACATTTTTCATAGTGAGACAAACAAGATTCAGTATGGCCTTGATTCCAGTAGTATTGAATTTGCAAGCGACAAGCAAATTTTAAAAAGAGCGGCTGATACTATCTGCTCATCGTTTAAACTTTATGTTGAGGCTTATGTTGGTAGCTCTTGGGTGTCACAGCCTCATGGTGTAGCAGAAAGAAATTTTCATCAAGATGAAATATTTCGTGATGGTGGTTGGGAAACTCACGAAGGAAAGTGTACGGGTTTTTTATCATTTCCAGATGCCCACTTGTCATATGGGGCAGAAAACTCCTATAATTTATTTGTTGGATTAGAGGCAGGCAATCATAGACTTGCACGGTTAGGGATGCGTTTTCGTGCTTCTGATTTATCTCCTGCCTCATCTGGGCAAATACGGTTTGTAATTGAGCTGGATGGCATAAAAAAACTCCCTTCTGACTGGGAATGGATAGAACAATATAATGAAGAAGAAGACGAAACCCGTCGAGTTGGTATAAGGGTTAAAGATTTTGAGTGGAGGTGGACATGGGATGAAGCCCCCTATCGAGATATCGTTAAAGTAGACAACCCTGATGATACTATGAAAATTCAGGTTATCATGGGCCCTTATAATTACGATGAGGGCGATTGGCTAACTATATATCCTGATACTTGGGGGGCGACAGAGGCATCCGATGATTGCTTTCAACAAAACTCTGATTATTATGATAATTCCAGTAACACTCTTTATGTCGGGCATTTTTTACCAGATTTTGATCTTGGCTGGATTTGGAACAATGTTGCCGTCCCGAATACTGCGACTTTACAAGACGGTTGTAAAATAACAGTAAACGTTACATTTATAACTGGGTCTTTGAAGGCAGTTTTGAAGGCTGTTGATGAAAACCCACCTCCGGCATGGAGCGATTCAGAGAAGCCAACTGACAAAGCGGTTTACGGCACAACGGTAACATGGAATGAGTCAAGCTTAGCATCACAGGATTCACCTGAAATAAAAACCATGATGCAGCAAATTATTGATGATGTTGCTTGGGATTCAGGTGATGATCTGGCTGTTGTTTGGATGGATAATAACTCGTATGAGGCTTATCTTAGAATTACAGCGGAAGAAGGCGGAACTGGCGCAGAACTTACGTTAGTATATAGCCTGCCAGCAGAGACAGTAGAGACTTCAATTGATTCGCTATTGTCTAAGATAGAAATGGTTGACTTTTCTATTGATAGTTTATTACAAAAAACCATTCCTGTAACGCTATCAATTGATTCTTTAATGTCTGCTTTAAATACAATACAGACATCTTTAGATGCAGAATTTCTAAAGACAGATATAGAAAAAATTACATCTATTGATAGCTTACTTAAAAAAATAGGCATTGAAACTACTCTATCAATTGATGCTATTATAAAAAAACAATTTTTAAAGACAACAACCGTTGGTGCTTTATTAAATAAAGTGGGTTTGGCATCAGATTCATATTTAGATGCTATTTTGTATGCTTTAAGTCAAAGCACAGCAATCACAACCATTGATGCCCTATTAAATAAAACAGGGTTGACGGTAAATAGTTCTCTTGATGCCCTATTAAATAAAACAGGGTTGACGGTAAATAGTTCTCTTGATGCTATTATATACACTTTAGAACACGAAATTAAAAGCACACATATTGATTCTTTATTAAATAAAATCGGGCTGAGCTCCGCTGCCACTATTGATAGCTTGCTACAAGAATCAGGGCTTACATCAGATATTTTATTGGATGCTTTTATTTCAAAAACAGGATTAACAGCAGAGACATCTTTAGATGCAATATTATATTTATTAAATGTAGCCCAAAGCCAAATATCAATTGACTCGTTATTACAAAATAGTGGTATATTAGCGACTTTAAATATGGATTCATTAATAAGTCAATCTACCGAAGAAATGACTTTACTTGAAGCTTTATTACAAAAACAAATAACAACAGATTTATATGCTGATGCTTTAATCGTAAAGACCCAAACAGGCCTAACAAATATTGATGCAGGATTAACTTATTTACAACAAATAAACATAAATTTAGATGCAAATTTATATAGTTTTGGTGAGGCTTTGACTTACCTGGAAGGTCAGTTGAGCAAAGAAGGACAAACGGCGATAGCAACTCTTGATGCCGGAATCTATCAAAATGTCTTGAAAACTTCCGTTATTGATTCCATTCTAAATGGAGCTCTTAGCAAACAAATTGATATTAATGCTCTGCTAAATAAGAGCCAGATAACTTCAAGTACATTAATTGATGCCATTATTTTTTCAGTGTTACAAACGATCCCGGTCGTGCAATTTATAACATTGTCGGAAAAGGCACAATTCATGACGATATTTGAAAAAGCACAATTTATAACAGTGTCGGAAAAACCGCAATTCATTTATGAGATTCAGGGTTAGGAAGAGAGTGATACTTTTTAAGGAGATATAAAAATGGCAGGAGTACTTCAAATTCACGAGTATACGGCAAACGCTACAGGCGTAGATAAAACCAGTGATACAGTTCGTTTTAAATCTGCTGATGAAACTACAGTTGACGCGACTAACCGTCTTCAGATTCCCGGAGCTGGCACGGATTATTCGTATACTAAAAATCTAAGGGGCTATGTCTCGTCTGCCCCAGACACGGACTTTAGTAATCTTGAAGCATATTCTGATGGTTCAAGCGGCTTTGGGACAGGGGTTGGCGTACAGTATGCAGTGGATACAGATACCTTTGTAACTAATACTGATGCCGATATTTCTGGAACGGATATCTTTACTAAAACAAGCGCTGCGCCTATCGATATGAATAGTTGGGATGCTACTTGGACGGCAGGTGAAGGTGTTGGTTATTGGGGGTCTGTATTGAGACTTCAGATGACGGTGGCAAGTACGGCAAGCCCCGGAACACTAACAGCCGAAACGCTCACATTTTCATATGATGAAACATAAACATTTATTTATGAAAACTCTTTACTTTAGCTTAAAATAATAAACATCATAAAGAACGAATTAAGCCAATGTTAAAAGCTTATGTTAATACACTTTAAAAATCGCTTTTAAGCAGCCTTATTTAGGGTATATCAAGAGATCTTTTTAAACTAATGCTAATATATACGGGAGCAAAAACTAAATGAATAAACGTATAATGATAGGTATTCCGGTTAATCGTAATCTATCACCAAAATTTACGATTAGTTTGCAAAAAGTAATTTATTATTTGATCGTAAATAAATGGACTGTTGATGTTAATTATAATAATGGCACAGTGCTAAGCAGTCAAAGAAATAAACTTTTAAAAGAGGCTCATAAAGAAGAGATGAATTTAATGTTTATTGATTCTGATATGATCTTTACTGCTGAGGATTTTGAAAAGGTTTATAAAGCTGCCGGCGACGATCATTTAACTGGCGGCCTTTGCTTTATGCGTAGACCTCCTTTTCAGCCTGTATGTTTTTCAGAGGATCGAGTAGAAACAGAGTATGTTTTTGTAGGCTGTAAGTTAGAGGATATGCCTTTTTATCCTTTTAAATGTGCTGCCGTAGGATGCGCTTTTTTGTTTGTTCCTTATAAATTGATGGATAAGATTTATGAAAATTATGACACCCCTTTTAATATTATTGAGATGGAAAATAATGACACATTGGGAGAGGATCTATCATTTTTTCATCGCTGCAATAAAATAGGAATAGAAACAATTTGTGTTCCTAATGTTAATGTGGGGCATTTATCAGAAAGAATTATTTATAAAAAAGACCATGAAGCAATATTAAAATCAGCGGAAGATAGGGGAGTAAATGAAAGTCAATGATCTTTACTATTGGGAGCTTGAGCTATCCGATGGGACAATATATAAACAGTGGTCAGATGATGGTAAAAACGAATGTAAATGGAAAGATGTAAAAGATCTTAATAAAGTAGTCAGAGCATCGTTGATTCCTAAGATTTCTGTCTTGCCAAGGCATGATTGTATAATTGATATTGATAAAGGCGAAAGATTTATAAGGCGTTTTGGCCGTGGCTTCATAAAAATGAGAGAAGGTTTTGAATTAAAAAGATATCTAAATTGCATAGTCACAAATAGGTATCGTCTTTGGGTGTGGCCTAATGGCCGGGTAATGATAACGCCCCCTGATAAAGAGGTGAGATTATGAGCACATACGTTGAGTCGGTTGGGAGAATAGAATATCCTTTGTCTTCTTCGGCCGAGGTACAACCTACGTTTGATATTTCGGCTTGGCTTAGTTCGGATACAATAGCATCAGTTGCTTATTCCGCTTTTGATGAATTAGGTACCGATGCAACTGCAACCGTACTTGATGTCTTAAAACATACAAACACAGATACGGTAATTAAACCCTGGATAAAAGGTGGCGGAACTAATAATAAGCAATATACGATTCAAATGGATATTACAACCAGTAGCACCGGAGAAAAAATGACTTTTTACATAGTCTATAATGTAAGAGATGTTGGCGAAAGATAAAAATATTTTAAAAAAATACGACTTAGGTTTATAATAGATATAAAGAGAGACGATAACAGTCTAAAATTTGATATCTTTTTAATTAAATCGTCCTTTTTATATTATAAAAAGGGCATAAAAAAATGGAAACAAAAAATAAAAATGATAGAGTCTTTTTAAGCAAAAAGGAAATTCTTTCCATTCCCGCCGATCATCTTCCTTTGGCAACGCTTTCATATAATCATCGTTCGGTGATTGCCACCCTAATTAACATAAGACGAAAATCAAGATATAATCATTTCATGTGGATGCATAAGCCGGGCTTTTTCGCAAGCCAGGATTTGGTTTACCATGAAGTTCCCGTTAAAAAATATCTAAAAAGCCATGAATTAAAACTTTGGTATAACCCAAATTGGACCAATCTTGAGCGACATAAAATAAAGGCAAAAATAGATTGGTGGCTTAAAAAGCCCTCTTATTCTACCCGCTATGATTGGGTTGCAATCATAGGACAGTTGGTAGGATTAGGAAAAACAATAAATAATCCATTTACTCGGATCTGTTCTGATTATGGCAGTTTTTTGAAACTGGTAGATCCTCGATATAGTTTACAGTCACCAGCGCCGGATCAAGTTAATCGGTGGCTAAAAAATCATAGTGAATATAAAGTGTATGGTCGCTATGCAAAAGACTAAAAAGGGAGAAGTAAAAATGAAAAGATTTATCTTTATTATTTTAGCTTTTAGTTTGGTCGCCTGTGCTAACTCTTCAAAGCAGGTTGCAACTCCAAGATCGCAGGAAATCGTTGTAAAAGTCGAGGCTGCCAAACCAACAAAGGTAACAGTTGAAGATGGGCAAAAAGAACGAGTAAATAAATCTATGGAAGTAGCTAACCCGGAGGGTCGTTTATCCCAGTTGTCGTTTATTTCTGGCGATAAAGCCTTTGTCAAAATTTTCTCAGGGCTTTCGGTAGCGGATGTGACTCGCTTGTGGAACGATCTTGTTGTCCTGGAGAATAACACAGAGATCCGCGATGTGAATTTGTTCATTAATTCCCCTGGCGGCGATGCATTTTCAGGATTAGCTTTGGCAGATCAGATCGAACGAGCAAAAAGAAAAGGATTTAAGATTACCGCCCATGCCTCCGGCATCATTGCCAGCGCGGCTGTACCGGTTTTTGCGGTTTGCGATGTTCGCCTGGCTGCACCGGGAACTATTTTCATGGTGCATGAAGCCGCCCTGTGGAAATGGCCGGGACGCGAAACCGCTTCCGATATTCAATCCCAAAACGATTTAATGCATTTGCTGCGTGATCGTTATATCGGAAAACTCGTAGACAACTCCAAGCTAAACAAAACAAGGTGGGAAGAGCTGGAAAAAAAGACCACTTGGTTTAGTGCCAACAAGGCAAGGGATTGGGGATTGGTAGACAATATAGAATAAAAGGGAGAAGTAAAAATGAGATTAAAAAGCTTTGGATGTTTAATCGGATTATTAATTATTTTATTTGCACCATCGTTTATTTTTGTTCCTTATGGGTTGTATGCAGAGGAAACCCCTCATCCTATCGAGGGCAAATTATCTCCCATAACAATAGTCAGGGGTGATACGGCATACATAAAAATTTATTCCACATTAACATCTGTTGATGATGTATCTCTCCAAAATGATTTATGGATTATTGGTACAATGCCAGAGGTAAAAAATATTAAAGTATATTTAAACTCATCTGGCGGAATTGCATATACCGGTTTTAGTTTGGCGGACCTTTTTATGCGAGCACAAAAAAAATATAATGTGGAAGTCTATGCCTCTGGGGTTGTCGCCAGTGCTGCTGTGATTGTCTTCGCATCTATTGAGAATCGATATGCTGGACAAAGCACATCATTTCTTGTTCATGAATTAAGATTTCAGCCAAGTTTAACCGAAAAATACAGTTTCACCCCTTCTGAATTAGAGAGAATGGATCAGCTTTTTTCAATGCTGACCAATACCTATCTTGATATCCTGATGATAGAGGGTAGCGGGTTGCCGAGAGAAGGATGGGCAAAAATGATGAAGGAGGAAACTTGGTTTACAGCAGCCCAAGCCCTTGAATGGGGTCTCGTAAAGGAGATAAAATGAAAAGGAGATTTCTACAGTGGTGGCTATTAATATGCTTATGCGGCCTCGGCTTATTTTTCTTTGGATGGAACGGCGGAATTAGCTATGTATATAAAGCCGACTTTACCAAAATAACCTTTGTTATATCTGCTCTTTTTATTTATGGATCTCTCTTAGTTGGTGCAAGAACTAAAAAGGGCAATGGAGGGGTAGGTCTTGCAAAATTCTTTTCTCGTCTAATGCCTATGCTTGGTATGTTTGGCACTGTGATTGGTTTTATATGGATGTTAAAAGTTTCTCCTTTTGAAAGTACCGGAGATATACAAGCAATGAAATGTGTTTTTTCAGATATGTTTCATGGTATGTCAACCGCCCTTGTTACTACTGCCGTAGGTCTTGCAGGCAGTCTACTTCTAAAGGTTCAGATATTTAATTATGAATATAAAAAAGAATATAAAAAGTGATGAATCAACGCCTCTTCTTGATTTGCTCTTTAATATGCTATTAATATTTTTTGTATTCTGGGTTATAACAATGGTGAACATTCAAGAGGAGAAAGCAAAATCAATTACCACCAAAGCAGAATTTGTGATTACTGTTACATGGCCGCTTAATGATTCAAACGATGTAGATACATGGCTTCAAGATCCAATGGGCAACACTGCATTTTTTAGAAATAAGCAACGCGCAATGATGCATCTTGATCGTGACGATCTTGGCAGCGCAAATGACTCTTTTAGTCTGCCGGACGGGACATTGGTTGTCTATCCATATAACCAAGAAATCATGACAATAAGAGGAATCATTCCCGGTGAATGGATATTAAATATCCATCTATATCGAAAAAACCAAAGTAAAACTCCAACCATTGTAAATGTAAAAATGGAAAAATTAAATCCATCTGTCAGGACGATTATTTTAAAGGATATTGTTTTGGAAGAGCAGTGGGATGAAGTAACGGTATCAAGATTTGAAATGATCGGTAGTGGCAAAATTATTGGTTTTGATGATACCTTTAAACAGCTTGTAAATGTAGGAGGGCCCGAGAATGATTGATTTTCAAATAGGAACGACTGTTGGGTATGTTCTATTGGCAATCTTTATTGCTTGGTCTTTAATAACCACAAAAGGACGATACGTTTATAAATGCATAGGAATCTTTGTTTTAATCTATTATGTGCTAATTGTTTATTTTTCACAAAGCAATATCATGGGTTGGCCGGTTAAGAAGGATCTCCCGGCAAATGCTAAAATAATATCTGTTAGAGTGATTGAGCCTAATGATAATCATGAAGGTGGTATGTGGTTTTGGCTAAATGAAAAACCACATTTCGAAGAAGATCTTTTTAATATGGTTCAACCTAATAAGATGTTTACTTATACAGGTGGGGTACAGCCACGCTCTTATAAGATTCCTTATGACAGAGAGCTTCATAAAAAGCTATTTGAAAAACAAAAGCAATCTGGTAAAGGCGGCTGCTTTCTTGCGACAGGGAAAAAAGGAGTAAAAAGAAATCAGGGAGAGCAAGGAGAGGAAGATAAAAAAGAGCCTCCTTCGACAGGGGAAAAAGGAGTAAAAAGAAATCAGGGAGAGCAAGGAGAGGAAGATAAAAAAGAGCCTCCTTTTGAAATCATTAACCCAATTGAGCTATTTAAAAAAGGATAGGTAAATTATGTGTCCAGGAAGAAAAGCTTCGTGGGATTTAATAGTTGATACTTGTAAGGATTGTGATAAATTAAAAAATTGTGACGATGGTAAATTATTCTTAAAATTAGAACATAAATTTAAATGGAGCGAAGTTACCGACTTAACGATCAAAAATTTGTGCGGGAGCAATCATATTAACATCTAATTAACGGTTGCTAAAATGTCTGAGATATGCGCCAAATTTGATGGGCAGATGTATTATTGTACTCACGAAAAAGTAAAAGATCAAAAGGAATGTAAGCTATACCTGGCTGCCTCGAAAAAAGATGGCAGATGCTTATACCATTGCTCATATTTAAAGCGATGCGACCATCCTGGGGTATATAAAGAAGTAAAGTAATAAAAATTGTGAGGTACAAAAAATGACAACAAAAAAAAAGACGAATAGCTGTATCAAAACCGTAGACGTAAAATCATTAATTGTTCAGGAAAGATTAGACGCAAAAAAAATTATTCGTGATGGTGTGTCTGCCCTACCAGCAAATGAAGTTGCGTATGATGAAAACTTTCGACGAGACCTTGGAATATCAAAAACACGCTGGCAAGATCACGCCGGCAGCTCCGAGTTTGATGATTTTAAAGCTCGGCTTCCAAATCGCAAAGTAGTATGGGGAAATAAAAAAACTATTGAGGGCTTAAAACAATGGGATGGAGTGTTATAAATGAAAACTGAAAATATAAATGTTTTAAAAAGTGAAATTGATCCCGATGAAGAGATCGTCGATCTTCGGCAAAGGGTTAAGACTTTAAACAGCCGTATTAAAACCCTTAAAAGCAAATATGGTAAGCTTAAGACCTTCTTTGCAGATGTAACAGAGCACCTTGATATGATAGATCAAAAAGAACAGGTTTATAAGCCAGCAAAACAACCAAAAAAAGTAACAAACCCTATTATTGCTGTCTGCCAATCATCCGACTCACATATGGGAGCTGTTCAAGATCCAGATGAGATAGAGGGGTTTAATGAGTTTTCACCCGAGATATGTAGGAAACGATCTTTGTTTTTTACAGAGCAAATGATTGAATGGGTAGAATTGCATCGATCAAATTATACTTGTGACGAACTACATCATATAGTAACAGGGGATATGATTAGCGGTGACATACATAAAGAACTTTCTATTACTAACGCTTTTCCTACGCCTATCCAGGTTATTGAAGCTGCGATACTTCTATCTGATCAAGTATCTTTGGAAGCTCCTTATTTTAAATCCGTCACGGTTGAATTTATTTGTGAGGATAACCATTCACGGCTGACAAAGATTCCTCAAGCAAGCCAAGCTGGGCAAAATACACTTAATTACTTAGTTGGATATATCGCAAAAGAGCGTTTAAAAAATCATAAAAATGTTACATTTAATTTATATCCTCAATTACAAAAAGTAATTAATGTCGGAAACCGTCGGTATTTAATAACACATGGACATAAGGTTCGTGGCTGGGCTGGGTTTCCTTGGTATGGGCTTGAAAGAAAAGTAGGAAGAGAGTCAATTAAGCGTATGATGACAAATAGCGGAAAGTTTGATAGAATTATTGCTGGTCATTATCATACGCCATTAGTTCATCCCTGGTTCTGGCTATCGGGATCTATACAAGGAACAAGTGCTTACGACCATGGTGAAGGTAGACATGCGACACCAACACAGCCTGCTTGGTTTGTACATCCTAAGCATGGTGAATTTGATAGAACAGATTTTGATTTAAGTTCTGTTACATAGAGAGGAATAAAAATGGAAGAAAATAAGAGTGAATTTTCTATTAAGCAATATATTTTATTTAAAATTGATAGAACCGTTACTGTACTCGGCTTAATTGGAATTGCGGCTGGGGCAATGATAGATCAAGATATATCAGATTCAGCAGCAAAGATTATAACTGGTATTAGCACCGCCTTGGCTCTTTATTTAGGGGTAAGAGGTAAGTAACGATTAGCCAGGCTTTATTTTTAAGATGGTTTTCTCTCCTTTTACATCTTTTTAATAGAGCCTGGTTTTAATTTGATTGGAGTAGGCCGACTTTAGATGACGTCATTCGAATAAAAATTGTCTGTTTTTGAAGCTACTTCGGTTTATCGGCGCCATTTCCTTTTTCACTTCTCAGCCATCGCCTACATAATTATTCCATTATAATTTTTAACTCTTCCATATTTAATTTCTCCTTCTTCTTACAATTCCTTCCTGTTCTACTTTTGATACCCCACCCGATATAGATACATTAAAAGTTCTGTCTGCCCCTTCTGCCATATCAGGGCTATGGGTAATCATAAGTATTTGTAAATTTAACTTGCTGCTTATCTGCTTTAATATTTCAACTGCTTTATCCTGCAAACCTCTACTTAAAAAGCGAAACGGTTCATCCAAGAATAATACTGGTCTTGTCTTTTTTAAAGACCATATAGAAGTCTGTAAAGCAAAAGAAGCAATGTTTAACGGACCACCGCCACTTGCGATTGTAGGATTAACCCGCTCACCATTTCTAATAAAATACATATCACATTCAGTACGATTTCTTCTCTGCGTAAATTCTACTTTAAACTCATAAGGTCTTTCAAACACGCCGGCAAGAGCAAGCGTGACAAGCTCGCTAATATGAAACTCCAATTGCTGCTGTGTCTCCTGTGCCACAAGCTGAATGATAGCCCTTGCTTGCTCGGTGTATTCTACATCTTGTTCATACTGCTTAATATCTTCTTTAGTACCAGAGAGATCTTTTAAGAGCTGTTTTTGTTGGCCTCTTTTTTCAGATAGTATTGTTTTGTATTCTTGGAGATTCATTTCTAATCCTTCCAAGGAAAATTATTTTTAAGCTTGTCCATTGCTTCTAAAAATTCATCCTCTTTTTTATTAATCTCTTTATCGATTGCTTTCAGCTCTTTTTCTGCGGCAGCTTTACTACTGCAACCAAACTTATCTTTAAGGTATTTTAAGACGCTTTTAATCTCTCCTTCTGCTTGAGCGAGATCATTTTTAGCTTGGTCGATTTGCTTTTTCATCTTCATTAATTCTAATGTATCACCGTTCATTATTAATCTCCCTTTACAGCCTGCCATACCCTGCCTGTAACAGGAGTGACAGTATCATTAGTTTGCATATGTGTTTCAAGATTCTTTTCATAACTAAGACTTAACTCATAACTCTGATCCAGCCTGTCAACATAAGCAGAGATTCTTTTATCTTGTTGCTGTGGAGCGAGATAGCCATCAATATGAGTTCTGTCTATTACATCGGGATCAATAGGAAGATAAAAAGGTTCAACTTCATTTGCTTCTGAATCCCATAAATAAACCCTTGGCTTATGATCTGCTTGAGCTGCCGTAGTTCTCATTAGGCTCCCAGGGTTAACAAGCAACCTCCCTTTATACTTAACAACAAATGGTTTATGGTTGTCTCCTGTTAAAATTAATTTATATCCAGAAAATTTTCTTAATAGCCCTGTTGCGGTAGATGCTTTCTGCCCTGGCCAATCTTGCTTATTATCTATGACCATTTGATGAGCCATAGCAATTGGGACTTCTTCTTTACTTGCATAAGGCTTTTGAATTTCAACCCCGTAGGGATATCCTATTGCTAAAAAAGCATTATCGTCCCATGCATTTTTATTATTAACTATTTTAGAAGTATTTATATCATATATAAGACCAAGGACTTTAAGATGTTTTTTGGATAATATTCCAACTGCTGATTTATACCATAAACCAATATTATGATTTGGTAAATCGTGTTGCCCAGGGATCATAACAATTGGCACATTATACTTTTCAATAAGTCTTTGTAATTTTTCAATCAACCAATTAGGCCACTGACTATGATGGCCAAGATCACCAGCAAGTAGTATAGGGCAATTATGAGTTCTGGTTAATTTTAAAACATACTCAACTTTTTTCCACATAGCAGATAAAAAATCATCTAATCTGCACTCAGGAGCGGTAGCCCTTATGTGCCAGTCTGCGGTTAGAACGGCGTCAACATTTTTTATTTTTTTATTTCTTGATCGCATAATGGGCAAATGTCCGGCATTAGTTTATCAAGTTTTACTTCCAATTTATTTTTTTCTTTTTTTAGTCTGTTGGCTTCAGATTCATACCCTTCTAAATTTTCAACTAAGTAATTCAGCTCTTGCCTTGTGTTTATAAGGCTATTTAAATTATCATCAATCTTATCTATTTTTAAAATTATTGATTCGGCCTTGATGATTTTTTTAACTCTTTCTATATCTAATTCGCATTTGCTAATCGTATCGACCAAAGCCTTCAGATCATCATATTTAGTAAATAATCCATCTATCTCTTTATCAAGATTTATTAAGTCGTTTACCTGCGGTTCATATACTGTCATTTGCTTATATTTAAACGATCTTTTATCGGCTAATACTAAGTTATTAATCAACTCATTAAGTGCTAATACAGACGCTCTCAGGCTGTTTAAATTGCTTTCTAATTCAGATGCTATATTAAGTTTTTCTTCTGCTTCATCTAACCAATCATATTCTTTTAAATCTTCTCTAATTCGTTTAGAATTAGCATTGGCATTTGCTAATAGATTTCGCTCATTTTTTAGCCTGTGATTGATATTATAAAGCGCCGTGTCAATTACGTTAAGATTAACAATTTGATTTAAATAGCGTGCTACTTCTCCAGGGGAAGATTGGAATAAAAAAGCATTTGTAAGTTGATGTTGAAAATTTATTTCTTCAATATTAAGAGCGGTTAAGATCTCATCGGGAACGCTTTTGCCAAATGCTTTAAATACCCGTTCGTCATCTTTTTGACATAAAACATACTTGGCTTGTCCATCTTCATATATCCACTCAATTAATTTATCATCTGATAGATCAAGAGCAATTATGCAATCATCTTGCCCCCATCTTATAAACTCATTTCCAGATGGGCGATTAGATACCAACTTATTTATCGCCCTGAAGATGGCACTTTTGCCAGTATCACTTTCTCCAAGAAATACATTCACGCCTGGGTGCAGTTTAATAAAGGCATCTTTATGGCTTAGAAAATTTTTAATCTGTATTGAATTAATCATCATTTCCCATGAATAAATTTTCTTGTATAAAAGCTTTAAACTTTTCGCTATCACAATACCAGCGGCCCGCCATCTTTTTACCCAAATCATACTTCTGTATCCAGCTAATCATAGTAGGAACTGTTATCGTGACGCCAAAAACCCTTTTAATTTCTTCTCTTGCCTCTTTGGTATTTATTAATTTTACGTTATTCTCTGTGTTCATTTATTTTCTCAATACCTCCTTTTTACACCATAGCGCAATCAATAAAGCATCCGCCCTCCCATCTTTAGCACCACCGCGAGGACCATAAAGATCAGCAGCCGGAAATAATTGGTTCGCCGCAATGACAGAGGCCTTCTTTCCTTCTGCTTTTTTTACAATCCCTTTTTGCCATTGTTGAGGACGGACAGTAAAAAACGGTATTTCAAAAGCTGCCAGTATCCCTCGCCAGATGCCATAATTAGTTCCAAATTTAAACATACTTGTTACACCCTGTTTAGGCATCGCATGTACGTATTCAAGCGCGGCATATAGATGAAATGATCTACTTTCTTTTATTGGGTTAATTATTGTATGATCGTCAAGAAACTTTCTGACTCTTGAGGCTGTTTGAATTTCGTCCCCTGGCCAATCAAATCCGGCAATAATACAATTCTTTTTATCTATAACCGCAAGGGCACCTTTTGCTCCTGGATCAATTCCCATGAAAAGTTGCATATTAAAATCTCCTTTGTCTACCCAATAGGACTTCTTCTTCTCTTAAATTCCATGCTGTATTTACAGCCTCTTGCATTTGTTTTTCTAATTTATTAGACTCTATATGCTCAATTAATTTTATTTTACTCCCTTGATGATCGATTTCAGGGGCGGTATACGTGTTAGGATGCCCGGTTAGTGGTTTCCAGTATTTATTTTTACAAAGAAAGTCGACACAGCTTGCCACATCATCAACTCCAAGATCGTTATAAACACAAAATTCACAATCTCGTTTCTTACCGTTTAATTTATTTTTAACAACACTGGCTTTTAATTTATTACCAATTACTATGCCGCTGTCTTTTATTTCACCAGTATTCGTTAGTCTTACCTGATGCGTTGAGTAGTAATAAGGGGCTTTTCCGCCAGCGGTTGTATATTGTTTTTGCCATCCAGTAGCTCCCATTTTTGTTCTCTCTTGTTGAACCATTATAAGGGAGCTTCCGGTTTTTTTAAGCATACCTTTGACCGCCCTTAATATGCGACCTATTATATAAGCCTTGTTTCCCGCAAAAGCTTCTTTGATGTCTTTTATCGCATATGTATCCTTTGCTCTTAGGATGGCGTTTTGATATTCCTTTAACACTTCCTCTTCTTCTGTTAGTGCATCGAGGGTATCAGCGATATAGATAAATGGTTTACAGTTTCCTTGATTACAGCGTCGGATAATATTACTTTCTAAATCTTGGATTGTGTTGCTATAAACCGGTTCCCCATTGCTATCGTAATGAGGGGCGATTACTCTTTTATTTGTTTTTTCTCCAAATAAATAATCTGTATCAAATTCTTTTGCTTCTTCTATATCATCATAAATGAGATCGTAGTTGTCAAATTCTTTATCATGAGCACAAGCGGCAAAAGTAGTACAGGCAACAATTGATTTGCCGCTTTGACTTGGCCCTGGCATCGTGGCAATCTTTCCTTTTTGAAATCCGCCAAATGCACTATCGCTAAGACAGCAATTTAGTAAAGTAATGCCTGTTGGAATTAAACCCTTGGTATCAATTTTACGGGGCTGTCTTTTATTCTCATTTGCCGATTTATTAAATTGCTCGTGTATCGGCTTTTCTTCTTTTGCTGGTTTTCGTCTACGTCTTGGCTCTGTCATTATTTATCCTTTGATTAATCTTTTTAAGTTGAGGGGTATGGGATCGCCTTCTCATACCCCTCTTTATACAGATGCTTTATTTCTTTCTTTCGCTGAGTATTTAATTTCTTGCTTATAGATCCTGTTCTTCCACTGAACTACCCGAACATAGAATGTTTTTTTAATGGCGTTCGGGGCAGGATTTGAACCTGCGTCTGGATAAGTTTTGAATTAAATACCAACTAATTGATAAAGAATAATAGCTTAAACTGCTGGGTAAAAAGCTAAGATATTATTGACTAAAGATAAAGATAAAGATAAAGCTGTCCCAAAAGATTATTAGTCATTATTAATATAATTAAAAATCTCGCTGCCAACTGTAATATTAACAAGGTCAACAGAGTTAGCTTTCTGCCGGGCTTTTTTAGTAGCTTGTATAAGCTTATTGATTCTACTTAAAAGAGATGATTTTTGTGCTGGTGATATCATACCACACCAGGAATCAGTAATGATTTTTGCAATCTTTTCGTCCTCTGTATATACTTCAACTTGTGCCGGATGCTTATCGGTTGCTTCTGCCTTAACATGATTTTTCATAACTTTTTTTGTTCGCCATTTTTCATCGGGATATTTACGCTTCCAAATATTTTCTCCCATTGATGAGTCAACCTCCCATTTTATACCAGGCTGAAGGGTAGGGATGGTTTCATAAATATCAGCCCTAATTTTTTTTAGCTTATTTTCAAGCCCAAGTAAAAAAGTTGCAGGCAAATCGATGCCAATAGTAATACCATCAACAATTAAATCGGCTTTAGCAATTTGATTTGTAGCTTCCTTTTGAAGAACAACATCTAAATAATTAACAATATGATCTGCTGTATAGTCTAATTTAGACAATACGGTGTCGTCAATCTCTTTATGAGTGTCTGCTTCTTTAGGGGCATTTTCGTCTCGATTCTCAATTCTTTGATGTTGGCCGAAATACCGATCTGAATGTTTAGTAAAGTTTACTTTTGTTTCCTTTAGAATTTTTTCATAAGTTCCTTTAAGATCGCCTTCAACTGCTAATAATTCATGAAGCTTAGGCATAATTATAATCTCCTTCTTTAGTTAATGGTTTTAACCTCTCCGTCTTTTACGAGTAGTTGTTTTAGGTTCTTCTGTTTTTGCGGTTCGCCTTTTTCGGCTTGTATTTTCTTCTTTAGGAGCACCATCATCGTTTTTAATAGCGAGGCACTTCTCAAACTCCTCTTCCGTACAGCTCTGGCAGTCGGGGGTTTGATTTAAATCCTTTCCATACGTATGCCCATATGAGCATTGGTCGCTATCCCAAGGAACCTCTTTTTTATTATCCTCATTATTTGCTTGCCTTGTTCGTTTGCGAGTTGTAGGCTCCTCGCTTTCTTCTGTTTTTATTCTTGCCCCTCTGCGCTTTCTGGGAGCAGGACTTTCATCTGATTTTTGATCGCCATATTCTGTGGCAGAAGTTGATACGTTACTTTGCCCATGATAATCTGCTGCAATTTCGTCATAAGTACTAAGTCTTAAATACTTATCAAAAGTCCATAATTTCTCAACATCTTCCATGGTATAATTATCGCGCTCAAAGAAAGAGGGGAGTTGCGGCTTGTTATATTTATTACCCCCACCAATTTTTTCTTCTGTGGCAAGAAATTCCATACCCCAGCCCTCATCCCACGCCCATGGGAATATCTCATTTCCTGTTTCTTCTTTGTGGGCATCAAGGGCTTCTTGCATCTGCTTTTCCCACGTGTTATAAGCTGCCTGCCAGGGGCGAAAGCGATCTTCCGTATAATCATAAATATTATAGAAGCATCGCCAGGAAGCATTCAGATGCCCCATCGTGTCTTTGTCCCATACATTATTATTTTTTTCAAGCATCGCAAACTTGTCCTCGCATATAGGACAATTCTCTCCAAATGCGTCATATGGGCAGACATGGGATTTATTAGACGGACCAACGCTTGAATGTGCCGGCACTTCTAATTTATAATCAAGCTCGCCAGGAACAAGCCCAAGATCGCCACAAGTACCACCAGTTCGGCACCTCAATTTAGGATACCAATCCTGGGTGATTTTAAATTCAATAATATCAATTTCATTTTTCTGAGGCCGTCTTACGCTATACCAATCATCTGCTTCAACCCCTGGTATTTCTACAATGTAGCTTCTTACCCCTCCGCCGTATTTATCCCTGTTTTCTCTTGAATGCCTACCTCTTGCTCGTCTTACATTATTCGCCATAATTTGATCTCCTTCTTATTTTTTCTTTGCCTGAATACCAGGCTGCTGAAATTATTTGTGTAACTTTAAAAAGTAAAAATGTAATTATTAAAGCCGCCGCTGCACCTAAGCACAACCAACCGAATGCTTCTATCGTTTGAAGTATCATTTTTTTGTCCTTCTACTTCGGCGGGTATTTACATTCTTATTCTTTTCTTCTTCTTTTACATACTCGCTTAACCGCTTTCCGCCAATTACCTTAACTGCCTCGACCGGCGCCAACCACCATTGCTGCTCTGCTAATCTTACAGCTCCAGCGATACTTTTTTCTTTTCTATAAAGAGCTGTAAGGGCGCTTTGGGTTAGGTCTCGTTCATATTCTGCTTGGCTTTGCTGATTTTTTGCAGTCTGATATTTCTTGTTACTTCTAAAATACGACTCTCTTTCATCTGCATTCTTTCCGCCGCTTTCTTTTTTTAATTGTGCTTTTAATTGTTTAGTAACTTCCCAGGCATCTTTTACCTTTAATTCCGCCTTTGCCACCGCTTTTCCATATTCATAAAAAAGGCTCGGCAGTTGAAGCCACTCCTCTAAAAGATCCTCTGGGTCAATTGCAACATCTGTGTCTGTATTATAGTTCATTTATTTTCTCCTTTACTATATTATAAGCTTTAGTAGCAGTTTTTTAAAGTTTTTTAAAAATTTAAATCTTGCCCTTCAACCGCCGCCCAGCAAGCAAAGGTTAAACCAGCCTTTCCAGTATCATAAAAAGCTTTTTGAAAGTTTTTAAATATCATGCCTGCATTATATACGGTCGTTGGATTTTTATTCTTCAATGCCACGCTATTCATGTAGCCTATTACAGCTCTTCTTACTTTTTCTGGATCGTCTGTTAGATCTCTTAATATAAGCTGTACGTTAGGCCAGTTTGCTCCTTTTAATAACGCCCTGCAAAGCTCGATAGTTTTTGCTTCGTTTGTTATGTAGTCTCTTACCGCCCTTCTTTGCCTTGCGGGGTCCATATCAATTACTTGGTCTAATATTACAAGGGCTTGTCTTGGGCAGCCGTCAGCAACCTCGATGATATCATATACTACATCGTCTGATATTTCTTTTTCTTCTTTTTCAGAAATACTATTTAACAAAGACATCATATCTTTATCATTAAGCAAATCCACTTCATAAGTAGTGCATCTATTTCTGATGGTTTTTAATAGCTTTTGTGGATCCGTAGTACAAAGAAAGAAATAGACAAAAGGTGGTGTATCTTCTAATGGTTTTAAAATGCCATTCTGAAAGGCTTTAGAAACGCTGTGAACTTCGTCAATGAGATAGATTTTAACATTGCCAAACATCGGCTTCATCCAAAGAGTTTTAGTAATATTCCTAACCGTATCAATTCCA